CCATGTTTTTACCTCTTATTTTCCTAACATTCTACGAATGTAAGAATTTAATTGTGTGTCAGCGGTTTCTGGTTTCTTTGGCTCTGGAGCCGCTAAAGGAGCCACTCTGCTGAAGGATTCTTCAGATGATTTCTTGTAAATCTTAAGAAGTTCAAGTTCGAGAGTTTCTTCAGTGAACTCATCTACACGTGAAGTAAGATCAGCTTTTTCTTCATCTGTTAGATATTCTTCATATTTACTAATAAGAGCTATTTTTTTCTCTTTTTTAAGGGTTTCAAGTTCTGCTCTTTCACTATCAGTAAATGAGGCAGGACTTGTAACTTGCGTTGTCATTTCGCCTTCATTAACTGTACTCTCTTTCCCTGTGTTTGAAGCGAATTCAGCGGATGTTGGTTCTTCTTTTACTTCTGTAACTGTCGCCGCAGTTGTGGCAACTGTAGTAACATCTAAATCAGAAGATGTAGGTGTGGTACCTGCAACATCTGCAGAGAAGTTTTCATCAGAATCTGTAGCAAATTCTCCGGAGTCAGTAGTAAAATCATCTGAATCTCCTTTAGAGAAGCTATTGTCGCCTGTTGCTGTTGAATCTACAACGTCTTCATAGGTAATATGTACTTCATTAATCTTACCTAATGTAACGACACCTTCTTCAAGGGTGTAGTAGATTTTCATAAGTTTAGAAGAGCCATCATAGTATGAATAGAATCTAAAGATTCCGTATTCATCTGTGAAGTCTACTGAATATGTGTAGTATTCGCTACCGTATTCACGCATGACTGCTTCATCAACTTTTCCAGCAATTTCGCCTCAGGAGAGTTTTAAGAAATCTTTAATTTCCATTTTAGCATCTCCTATTGGATCAGTTTTGCCTTCACAGTAATTTCTCAAGATCTCCATCTTTTTGTTAAATTGTTCATTTTTCTCAAAGAAAGCAGATCCAGTAAAGGCGGGTTCTTGATCATTCCCTAAAACACTAACACCAACGAAAGTTCCTGCAGTGAATTCAATGTTTTTGAAGTGTTTTCTTTCGTCATAGTTAACTACGTACTTAACTGTACGAGGGTCGAGCTCTAAAGATTGACTATGACCAACAATCTTTTTAGCAATTTCGCCTACCGTGTCTGGACGTTCAGTGTATAACACTACTTCACAAACACACCATTCATTTCCGTCTTCAAGAACTTCGAACTTTGGTTCAACACATGGATCAACAATTCCGTAGAGTTGTTGTTCACTAGCATGACCAACGAAATCTTGTTTTTCTTCATCATAATGAGTTACGACAGGAGTATATGGTAGACTACCAATAATTTCTTGCGCGAAACTATCTGAGAAGTAACGGTGATCGGCTGTTTCTCCTTTGTAAAATACGCTTAATTTCGCACGGGAGAAATTTTCATTGGTTTCTTTAGAGAACCCCGATAATGTGGCAGGCCAACGATAATTAATTTTTGGTTTGAACATTTCGTTTTCCTCTAATTACCCTATTCCTTTGCATCTTTTTCTGAAGTTTCTTCTTCTTTTCCAGATGGCTCAATTCCTGGATCGGAATCGTCATCCTCAGATTTGTCTTCATCTTTTCTATCTTCTGCAGTTTGTGTGTATGAAGATTGTAAAGGTGTAATTTGGGTAAGATCTAAGAACGATTCAAGATCAAATATATCTTGAATGTGTCTTTGTTTTGTACCAGATGCAATAATATAGTCGACTTTGCCAACTCCAAGAGTAGCATTTTCTCTATATCTCTTAACATCTTCATCAAGAGTATATGGCGAGATTGGTAAAAGGTCAATATTCACCTCATACCCCTTGAAATCAATCCAAGAATTTAAACAGAGATTGAAGAAGTTGACATACATTTGAACGAACTTCCAAACGAAACTTTTATCTCTGATTAATGCCATTTTTAATGCGGTTACAGAATCAGAAGTAAAGATACTAGCATTGAAACCAGCATTATTAAATACTGCTTTGTAAGCATTGGCTAAAACTTGGGTTGCGCTATCATCATCATCTGAAATCTTATCTACATGGACATCACCATATGTAGTAATTAAACGAGATTTATCGCCATTATCTATAATTTTCTTCAAAGATTTATGAAGTGCTTTGACTTCATCAACTTCGAATAATAATTCATTTTCATAATGTGGAATTGTGTGAACAACTAAATATCTTAATAAGTTATCACTTCTTTCCAATTCATTATCTTGGTACTTTTCGTAATCAAGAATTCCACCATATAAATAGAATAAAGTAGGAATTCCTTTTTCATTAAGTAAGACTGCAGATGAGAATGCTGGATCTAGTGTAGCCCATCTATTCTCAAGTGAGGCTTCTTTTTGATATTTACGATAAGCTTTTACAATATCCATTGGCCATCCTTTTAAAAAGTCTTTTAATTGGAGTTCTGTATAACCTAAATCGGTAAAATAAGAACAGTCAAATTGGATAATATATGTGCCGTATTGTGTTTGACCAACTGTACGACAATATTTTTCAGGTAATAACAATGTACTAACTGTTAAACTTTCTTCGTTTAAAAGAGTTGTAAAATAAGTACTACCTGTAATAAAAAGTTTTGTTAAAAGTTCTGGAAATAAAGTTTCAATTGCTAAACCATCAACGATTTCGTTCATATATCCATAAGTGATATTGAAGTCTTCGGCTTTAATTTGTTTTTTAGCTTTCGCTTTACTTTTTGTCCAGAGTTTATGTGGAATAACTTTATATTGGAATGAATAAATGTTTGCTAAATAATTAATAATAGAAGCATAAATAGGATTGATTAAATATAATTCCTTTGAAGATTCTACTATTGTTTGTTTTGAAGCAATCGCATTTTTAAGAGCTTCCCTGACTTGCGCCGCAGTTTGATAAGAACCTGTTTGGTAAGTATAGGTTTCATTAACACGATTCTTTCTTGATACCTCATCTTCATAGAGGTTTTCTAATTTTTTAGTTCGATTTACTTTAAAATCAGTAACTTTCTTTTTATTGTCTGACATAATAACCTCCATTAATCATAGAATGAGATGTCTCTAATGCCTTTCGACATTTTACGTCTTTTCTTATAATAGTCTAGTTCAAAATGTTGATTGACTGCCCAGACTAAATATTCAGCCATGGAGAAGAAGTCTTTTTGAATTGAAGTATCACGACGAACTATCTTTAATGTATTAGATAATTGATCGGAAGTGTTTACAATATCTAGGTTTCGTAACTCCATTTCCATTTTATCCATTGTTTGGTAAGTTGACAAAAATGCTTTCTGACGTTTTATACTCATTTGAGTAAAACTTTTATTTTGAGAATATAAGTTCAGTGCATCAGATAGTTTAACTGGATAAGTAATTGCGCCTGTACTCATACGAGAGAAGAAGAAGAAGTGAATTTGTTCACCAACTTTTCCTCCTGATTTAATCTCATAACATATTGTCTTCTCTTTTGGATATCTTCGCAAGTCTTTGCTCGCATTATCTGGTGGATTTATAATTCCGAGTCCTTCGTATAAAATTCCTTGCTTATCACGAGTCTCTTTATTTAACCAGTCACGCATCGCCGCACCAATACCATTAGCATCGTAAATAAGCAATTTAGCATTGTATAGTAAAACTAATTTTTTAAATTCATTCGCAATTTCTAAATAGTCTGTGGAAGGAATGGTTAATAAGTTGATAAATTTATAGTTGAAGTAGTGTTCTTTTGGTATGACTCTCGCCACACCAACTGCTGTCTCGGCAGAACCATCTTTAGCCATATCGGCGCAGATAACGTAGAACTCATTATTGTCTTTTGCGACTTCTGTTCGCTTATCCTTTAATTCGACGAGTTTAACCTGACGTAGCGCCGCAATAATTGAAGAGCTGAAGGCCGCACCTTGAGGCGCATCACTTCAACGACTTAAGTACTCACGTGAGAATGAGGCTGGTGAGAATGATGGCGAATTTCTAACTTCATCAATTTGTTTTTTAGCAGTTAATCCAAGTTTTAATGGAATTTTATAAGTACCGCCTAAAACAAAGTATTTATCTGGTTCAAGGATAGACATAGCCAAAGTTTCTATTAACTTTTGATAAGCAAATGTTCCTTGATATCCTGCTGTTGTAATATATATTTGTTGAGATTGTGGTTCATAAGGGTTAATTAAACCATTGAACATGGTACGAGGACGGTTAAGTAAAGGAATATAAACTTCATTAACTTTTGTCGCATCCTGTTCAATAATTTCTTCTAAAATAAGAGACTCTTTACGAAGACCTCTAACATTACCTAAGTCAAGATGGGACCCGTTTTTGAACGCAAATTCAACATAGTCCGCCCCCATTTTATAGGCATCGAGTAATTTACCCGCAATCTTACGTTTTTGCATTTCATTCGCAAGTAATGGGAATTTTACCCAGAGATCGTCGACGATCTTTTGTTTCGCGATTTCGGCCGCTTGCTTATTTGTTCCCGCAGTAATAGTTGTATTATGGCGAGGAATAAACATACAGTGAAGGTATCTATCTAAGTCAGCTAAGAAGGATTTAGAAGTACCACGACTAAAATACTCGTAAGTAATACTACCACGAGCCATACAGCGAATCATTAATCTTTGAAGGAAAAATAAGTGGAAATGGCTTTCTTTTGGTGTAATTAAATCAACAAAATAATCAGGATAGGCAATAAAATAATTTAAGTATTCACCTACCTCATCAAAGTGTTGATTAATACGCTTTTTAGTAAGGAAGCCAGTGTTATCTTGGTCGTCTTCGTCTAAAAAATTAAAGTACGCTTCAATTTCTGGATCTACTGCATCATCAAAAATATCTTCTCTAAGCATCCTTTGGGTCCTTACGTATTATTGTTGCTGCCAAAGTACTATCATCATCTTCGGCATCTTCAGAGAAATCATAGTCTGTTGCAGTATTATCTGATTCAACTTCAATATTATTCTCATCTGGCATAGCTTCAAGGAGCTCATCGAGCGGTGTATTATTTGTAGCAATCGCGGCTTGTTCCTCTTCCGCTTGTTCAAGGCGTTTTTTAGCTAACTGTTCTAATAAAGGTTGTAAACCTGTTGCTTCTAATACTAACGCTCTATTTGTTTCTTGAATATCTTTAATTGTGAAATCAACTTCATCTCTATCATTATTATCGTAGAAACGGAACTTAAATCCGGAACGTTCCATATAATCATAGAGCTCAGCGACGGTTGTAATTTCGTCAGTTTTTGTCTCTTGTATCATTGTTTCAAGATCCGCTTGTTTTGCGAAAGTTGATCATGCACTTGAGAAATCTTTAATTGCTTTTGCATCTTTTGCACGAATTGCTTCATCCATTTCAATTTGTAACTTACAAAGAGTTTTAACTGACTCTTTTTGAAGAGGATTAGTAATATTATTTGCTTTTAAAGTACGAGTGTAAATACTATCGAGTTTAATAAGTTCCTCGAAAGTGTATTGTTCACCTCATTTAAGCTTTCCACGCATAATATAGGATTCTTTAATTGGCTTAAGTTTTTCAATAATTTCTGTAAAACTACGGCACTTTTCCCATTCTTTGTTGGTACGAGACCAAAGATCATGCGTTGTCGCGCTATAGCGCAAATTAGGTTGATATTCTAATTTTTGGAGCATACCTAAAGTATATTCTTTAAATACACCTTCTGCATAGGTGTCACTTAAAGAAAGTCATACTTCTGGATCTCATGGTAAATTATAAGTACGGCAGAAAAATTCTGCATGTTCAATATTTTTATAATCTAATTGTTTATTAATACAATCGTAGCAAATTGGTGTTCCAGTCAAAGGATTATTACTGGACATTAATTCCTTTTCGCGTCCGCATTGAGGACAAATCGCTTTTGTTCAAATCGGCATAATATTCTCCTTAAAGGTATTATATTAAAAAAAATATAGATTGACAAGATTGAAAAAATAGTATAACAATATACGAAAATTGATTAGTTTTATATTAAATAGAAAATATAAATATATAATGGAGTTTGTTATGATAGGTCCAAAAGATAAAGTTATCACTGATAGTTGTGAAGAAGAAGAATACTTTGAAGATGAAGATTTAGAAGTATTAAGTAAAACTGATTTATTTCGCAGCGAAGATGCTGATTTCATCCAAATGATTGACTCATTTGAAGATGAGTCAGTTAATCTATTATTTGATCCATCTTGAGAAAAGGATGTAAAGTAAAAAGTTTGGTGACAGTGCCAAACTTTTTTTGTATAATATAAATATAAAGGAGAACTTTATATGTATTATATATTGGGAATTATTATCGGCGCACTACTTGTCGCTTCTATAATAGCAATCGTTGCATCAATCGAACTAATAAAAGAGCGAAAAGATCATAATAGAGATTTAAAAAGATGGAATAACGATTTTTTGGCATATGGCCAAGAGTTAAAACAGCTTACTATTGAATTAGATGAAGCAAAAGCGCAACTTCACAAAGAGGATATTTCGGAGGATCGGGACGTCCTGAACGCGCAAAAACAATTAATCATAGAGGATATTAGTAAAAACAGGAGTGAACTAGATAAAGTTAATGGTCAATTAAAGGACGTACAAGACCAGTTAGCCTCTTCTAATTCAGCTCTCGCGAGTTCTCAAGAATCACGATTACAAACAGAAAGTATTATTCACGGCTTACAGGAGCAAATCGTTGTTCTGGAACGGCAACGTAGCGATCTTGAAGGAAAAATTAATCTTTTAGAAACACAGTTGAAACGTCTTAGTTCATGACAAAAAGTTATTGAAAAAGATGAAGATCATGTTATATGGCTTCCGATTTTAAGTGAAAAAGAGTCGAAATTGATAAGTTTATTAGGAGAGTTACAACTATTATACCCTGATTTAAAAACCGACTTTGCAACCATAGAATGAAAGAAAATCTGAATGCCTCAATTGCAGAAGTTAGGTAGTGTTATTGATGGTAAACGTGGTATATACCGATTAATATTACGGGAAAATAGGAACAGTTCTCATGCGGTCGAACACAACGACATTTCTGATTTTTCCAATCGTATCGATATAGTGGATGCGGATGGAAATGTTAAAAGTGTGCCGATTTGTTACATAGGTCAGGCGGTCGACATTAAGGATCGATGGTACCAACATGTAAAAAAGATGATTGGTGTAATGCCGAAAGGTAACGAAAGAGTCTATGACTATCGTCCTGAAGATTTTAAATGATGTATCATTGAAGATGGAAAAGACGTAGATTTGAATGAAAGTGAAAAATATTGGATTCAATACTACTGCGCGAAAGAAGGACTAAATAAAAAGTTATAAATTTAAAAATGCCGTACACGATCTTTTGTCCAGGGGTATATGGGGGTTTTCGCAAATTTCCCGAGAAAAATAAGTATACCCCCCGTGTAGGTTAAAACTATATACTATGTATATAAAGGTATCCCCACCCCTATTTGTAGGTTAAAATATTCCGTTTGGTATAAATACGCATACGCATATATAAAAGTATGCGTTTTTTATTATGATTTTATAGTGATTTTTTATTCATATTTTTTATTATGATTTTATAGTTATTTATAAAAAATTATTAAAAAGTAATATATATTTATATATATTAAAAAAATATTTTATAAAATTATTATTTTTTTTCTTGCTATATATTTTTTTATCGTGTTATAATGATGTCGCAAACAAGGAAAGGACAAAGAGAAAATGAAAAAAGAAAACTTGTTAGAAATGTTAAAAAGTCAAAGAGTAATGACTAAAAAGAATACTCGCCAAGACATTATTGATTTTGTCGCTTCTATGGTAGAATACCATATCAAAGACAACGCTGACTTAGTAGGTATTAACCCTACTCGCACGGGTTCGGGCGTAAACTTAGGCGAAGTTATGGAAGTAGTCGCTAAGAGTTTATTTAGAAATAAACTTGAAAAGAGCGATAGTTCAAAACACTATGACCTTATCGCCAAAGGCGAAAAGGTGGAAGTTAAGTTCTCAACCAGCGATGCCTATGCTCACCCAATTAACAAGAGCGAAGTAGTTGATTATTACTTAATAATCACCTACTCAAAGAAACTCGGTTTACAAGCGTTCAAAGTGCCTTATGCTCAAAGAAATGAGATAGACATTAACAACCAAAGTAGGATAACAATTAACCAAAAGGTTAAGTTCCTCGATAAAGAGTTAACCCAAAGACTAAGCCCAAGGGCTTAGTCCTACGGGGTAGGTTAAGAAAGGTAGGTTAATATGGAAAGTTTGATTAGTGCGATTAAGGACTTACAAAGTAGGTTAAAAGATAATCACTTAACAAGTGAAGAAAGAAAAGACTTACAAAGTAGGTTAAATGCCCTCAAAGTTCACTTAATGGTCTTAGAGTAGGTTAAAAGGGTAGACGGAAAATCTACCTCTACCAAACGGAATTGTAGGTTAGTTCCGTTCGGTAGGGGCAGACGGAAAAGGTAAGTTGCCTATTGAAGCAAGCCCCAAAATATGCTATAATATAGACAAGAAAGAAAGGTAGGAAAAGGTTATGGCAGACGGAAAAATGTATCTCAATACAATTACAGGAGAATTAATTAGAAGAAAATGTAGGTTAAGTGCTTACAGATACTTCAAGGCAGACGGAAAAGTCGTGGGCTACAAAGTCAGCCTTAAAAATGTTATCCTCTATTGTAGAGGGTAGACGGAAAAGACAAAAAGGTCTTTTCAAGCAAGAGAAAAAGTGCTATAATATAAGTGTAGAAAGAAAGGTAAGGTAAGAATTATGGCAGACGGAAAAAAGAACATTTATGTAGATATGGACGGAGTTCTCGCGGATTTCTTCGCAGAAGAAAGATGTGTTGAGAGATTTGAGACGGAAAAAGGCTTCTTCCGTAGGTTAAAACCTCTAAGAAAGAATGTCGCGGCGCTACGCAAGGCAATCGCAGACGGAAAATATAATATCTTCGTGTTAAGCGCAAGTCCTAATGACCGTTGCGACACTGATAAAAGATTATGGTTATCAAAATATGTCTCAGAGTTAGAGACGGAAAATGCTATCATAATGAGGAATGGCGAAGATAAGTCTAAATATATGAGAACACCAGACGGAATATTGTTTGATGACTATGGCAAAAACATTGAAAAATGGGTTTGTAATAATGCGGGCGTAAATCGTGCCGTTAAGATTAGAGCAGACGGAGATGTCGCCATCGCCTTCCAAGCAATTAACTTCTTTAATGATATTGTATTAAATGCGTAGACGGAAATCATAAAAAGGGGTTGAAATATACCCCTTAAAATGATATAATATATGTGTAAGAAAGGTAAGAGAGTTATGAAAAAGGAAATTATTAAAGTTAAAGTTAACCAGACGGAATTGCCAAATAAGTTTCACTTTGGAGTTCAACTCACAACTCGTATGAATATCTTTCGTGATAAAACAAAGTATAGACGGAAAGTGAAACATAAGGGACAGACGGAATACTAGACGGATTTTGCCCAGACGGATTGTAGGTTAAAATTTTAACCTACTTTTGCGCAGCAGCCACTTAACCTACCCACGCAGCCCGGCGTGTCGATTCCGTCTAAATTTTTGTGAGACGGAAAATATTTTTTCTATTGATTATTTCATTTTTTTATGATATAATAGATGTGGACCATTTCCGTCTAGTTGTATGTAGGTTAAAATTAAATTGCATATTTTTGGGTGAAAGTATGCAATTTAGCGTAGACGGAAAATATTATTTGGGGCTTGTATTGGGTTGTGTTTGGGTGTATAATATATATGTAAGATGAGAAAGGGACATAAGGAAAAAGTCCCAGACGGAAATCTTACAAAAGGTATTGAAATCACTTAAATTATATGATATAATTATAGTGTAAGAAAGGTAAGGAAAGTTATGGCAAAGTCAAAAACAAAGAAAAATTATGAGTTCAAAACCGGAGACGGAAAATATAGGTTCAGGGTTGTGAAAAGTGGAGACGGAAAAGGTTGCGATATTAACGGAGCATATCCAGTAATCTGTCAGACGGAAAAAGGTGTTAAGAAATTAACCCGCAAGGAGACGGAAAAGTGGTGCTTGGAAATCGCTATCTCTATGGGAGCGTTCCCAACTACCCCAGTCCCAGCAGACGGAAACAAGTAAAAACTACTTGTTTCTCTAATACTAATATGATATAATATTAGTATCAAAGAGATAAGTAATTCAAAGAAAGGTGAGCAGACGGAATTATGAAAAAAGTTGTAATGTATGGTAGACATAGTAAGAAACCATTATTTGTAGGAACTGAGACGGAATGTCGTGCGTGGATTATGTCACAAGCAAGTGAACATATTAAATATACAAATGCTTATGGTGTATCTTGTTTAAGAGTTAATGTGATATATGACGCAGACGGAACCGCTTATGATGTAGGTCAATCTGTTATGTATCAAATCGTTGAAGCAGACGGAAACGAAACAAAAGGTATTTACAACGATTAAAAAGTATGATATAATAATATCATAAGAAAGGTAAGAAAAATGAAAAAGAAAATCTCAGACGGAAAGACCGTTAGAAAATTAGAAAAAAGACTTTATCAAATGATTAATAAAGAATACAACAAACCAGACGGATTTTATTGCGAAATTACAGAAGTCGCACTAACATTTCCAGACGGAGAAGGTATGTATACAATAGATGTCCATTATGGTTTCAAAAGAGCAGACGGAGAAGAAATCCATAGAAATATTGATGACTTAGTCGTTGCCGGACCAGACGGAAAAATTGAAATCCCATTTGTCGCAGGACAAGTTAGCCAATACATAATAGACCAAGAATGGTAGACGGAAGGAGCGTAGGTTAATATGGAATTAGTGCTTAAAATGAAAAGTAAGAGAGACGGAATTAAAATCCTTCTCAAAATCAATGGTGGTAAAATTATCAATAGGATAGTCTCACAGACGGAATTGGAAGAATTACTTGCCAAAATTAACAAATATAAATCAGTATTCCCATCAGACGGAATTGCTTAGAAACTACTTGTTTCTTCCATACACTTATGATATAATAAGTGTATCAAAGAGATAAGTAAGTTGAACCGAGAAATCGGGTAGACGGAAATCTCAAAAAGGTCTTGAATATCATTAAAAAATATGATATAATATAGACATAAAGATGAGTAATCGTAAGTCACTTGAACCAAGTAGGGTGCAGACGGAAATCTTAAAAAGGTCTTGAATATCGTTGTTAAAAATGATATAATATAGACATAAGAAAGATAGAGATAAACCACTTAGTAAAGGAAATCTCGCAGACGGAAAACTGATAAACCACTTGATAATCTAATCAAGTTATGCTATAATTATCTTGTAAGATAAGGAAGGAGAAAAATAACTATGGCAGACAGAAAAGAAGCAAAGGTGTGGACACCAAACGAAACTCAAAAGGACTTTATGGAAACTTTGAAAAGTTATCCAGACGGAGCAACTTTAAGAGATATTGAACTTGATACAGGTAAAACCTTCAAAACAGGTGCTATCAATGTCTTAGTCGCTAAGGAATTAGTTAGTGCCTCAGACGGAGAGTTCAGTGTTAACTTAGTCTATCGTGATAGAGTTATCGGCTCAGTCAAAAAGTCTTGGAAAATCTACAAATTAGCCTAATTTGTAGGATAGACATAGACGGAAGGGCGAAATGCCCTTCCCCATTAAAATGGGCTCAGACGGAATTACCTTTCATTGCTTTGCCCTTTCACCGCCTGAACCTATCTTAATGGGGATACCCCAGACGGAGCGCTATGGCGCCACAGACATAGACGGAATTACGTGCTATCGTTCACCGAATGAAAAAGAGCACACCTGAATTGGTTGGGTATGACTTCAATTGACTTAGAGATTTCAAAGAGTTAAATCTCTCCGACACATAGACGGAAAATTCCTATGGCGTATAAGCATAACTGACCTAGGATAGCGTTATGCTCCACGAGACGGAAATTTCAGGAGAAGGTTAATACAACATACCGCCGCGCCGAGTGAAGAGACGGAAAAGGATATTGTAGTCTATTAAACCTACCACTCACTGCACTTGTGTATGTAATAGGTCAACGGGTTGGGGCAGACGGAAAATAAGAGAGTTAGAATTACCCTGATAGACGGAATTACCACTGTGAGCGACTGCGTTCATATCACAGCAAGTTAGTAGTATAATGCACTATAAACTACTACCTATTTGAAAGTTTCGTCACTAAGACCACGACCTAGACGGAATTGCGGCGCCCTGCCGTTGTGGGATACAATCCAAGGTGAGACGGAATTGCAACTGCGATTAGTGTAAATCTCTAACTGTTGAGTGATGAAAGTAAGTACGCGCGGTAAACGGAACTCCCAAATAGGTATTGAAATAAATATCTATTAGTGATATAATAATATCATAAAGATAAGTAATTAATCTACCACGACGAGACGGAACTACCAGAGTTGGCTACTGACTGGCTTACCTCGTGTCGTTATATAAGTCTACTGCGGTAGACGGAATAGGATGCCAACCCGCGGCAGACGGAAATACTTATTTATCAGTTCCCGCTTGGACAACAATGTAGAGTATCGACTTGCTTAGCAGACGGAAAAATACGGATAAGACCTAAGATGTGGGTCGCAAAATCCCTTGTCTATGTAGCCTAAGAACTAGTCAGGCAGACGGAAACGGCAGAGTAATGTGTGGGCAGTACGCGTAGCCCCTTGCCCAGACGGAAATTGATAAATAGGTATTTACAAGCAATTAAAGGTGTGATATAATATCTATATCAAAAGAAGAAAAGAAAGGAAGAAAAAACAATGAAACCAGACGGAAACATTATCGTGTTTGATACCGAAA